CGAAAAGGTTGAGCAGTTTATTGCTCAGACTGCTTATGAAGATGGGAAATTGGTCCCAATCCGCATGGAGCAGGAACCAGGCTCATCGGGCAAGGCGCTCATGGACCAATATGCGCGATATGTGGTCCCAGGCTACGACTTTGCGGCGATTCGGTCTACTGGAGACAAGGTGACTAGAGCAAGACCATTTGCTGCCGCTGTAGCAAATGGAAATGTCAGGGTTGTGCGTGGAGCGTGGCTAAGTGACTGGATGGACGAACTTTCTTCTTTCCCAGAATCAACCAACCACGACGACCAAGTTGACTCCGCAGTTGGGGCATTTACACATTTGACAGGACTGGGGTTGCCACAGAGGAAAAGAGTCAGTATCGTCGTCTAGGTAACTATTACTAATACCTTAAGCGAGGACATATATGGCTATTAAATCACTGGATGATTTTGCTTCAGCATTGGCAGAATTGAACAAGCAACTGGCTGAGTACATTGACTCAAAACCAGAGATTGATGAAGCAGCAGAGGGTCTTGCAAAACTGAATTTTGCAAAGCGCGAACTGTCTGTTATCTACGACTCATTTGCTCACGGTGTTGGCAACCTGATGGGCTCCAGCGGAATGATTGAGACCGCAAGCGGAATCACGATTGAAAAGAAAACAGCAGCAGACAGAAAGAAGTGGCGTCACCCTGAACTGGCAACTCGCGTTGCTGAGCGTCTGTCTGAAATGTCCGTTGACATGGACACTGGTGAAATTGTCATGAGCGCACAGGACATGGTTGTCAAATTGCTTGACTATGCAGCAGTTTCGTACTGGCGAGTTGGCAAACTTGGAGAAATTGGAGTGAATCCTGATTCGTATTGCGAACAGGGAGATTTTAAAACAAGCATCATCGTTAGGGAGGCAAAGTAATGAATGACATTTATCCACAACTCACAGAACCATTCCCACGGGAAATGGAAAAGATTCTCAACAAGGGTGGCACTGCTCTTACATATATTCCAGTGAGTGAAGTGATTACCAGACTCAACAAAGTGCTTGGTGTTGATAAGTGGTCTTTCAAGATTGTTCGCTGTGAACGCGATGCATCAGACCCAGATTTCATTGTTGCTCATGTGCGTCTTGAGTGGACTCCAGCGATTGGAGAAGATTTCAACATCGTCACTCGCGATGGATTTGGTGGGCAGAAAATTAAGCGCACTAAGGCTGGCGGAATAGTTGACCTCGGCGATGAGTTCAAAGGCGCAATTTCTGATGCTCTGAAAAAAGCGGCACAAACGCTTGGCGTAGGTCTGTACCTTGCCCGCAGTGAAGACGCAATTGAAATTGAGCAAGTCATTGATGCTTCAAATGCACCCATGTCGGAGAGCGAGAAGCGTTGGGAAGAATTCAAGGACGCTTCAAAGAAGTTGACAAAAGAAGAGCGCGACCAACTTGGCGAGTACTGGAAACAGCAATATGGCGACAAGCCAAAGCCAACCAGCGCAAAAGACGCATCAGAAGAAATTCTTGATTTCCTTTATTCAAAATTAGCCCAAATAAAATTGAAGGGCGAAGTCGTTGAATCTGGAAAATAAGGACTTACAACCACCAGCGCATCTTTCTCCGTCCTCTTTGGCGACATTTGAGCAATGTCCGCTCAAGTTTAAGTACGGGAAGATAGACAACATTCCAGATGAGTCTGGCAAAGAGGCGCTGATGGGGAACTTTGTCCACGATGTCTTGGAACTGTTTTACAAATTGCCACCAAACGATAGAACTCTTCAGTCAGCGAGATTCCTTGCTGCAGAGTGCTGGAACAAAGAGTGGGGCGACAAGATTGCAGTTGTTGTCCGTCGTGCTGACGAAATAAAAAAGATTCGCTGGCAGTCATGGTTTTGTATTGAGAACCTATGGCTAATTGAAGACCCGTCAAAAGTGGTTCCCGCTGGGATTGAACACGAACTAAATGATTCTTTAGGTGGCGTAACACTGAAAGGTTTTATTGACAGATTTAGCAATGACGCTGATGGCGGATTAGTTATTTCGGATTACAAGACTGGCAAAACTCCAAACAAAAACTGGGTTTCTGGAAAGTTTGAACAGTTGCGCATTTATGCAGCACTGATGAATATTTCATCATTGTTTAAAGCATCAAAGTTAGAACTTTTGTACCTCAAAGATGGCGTTAAATTCACGGAGATTGTCACAGACGAGACACTACAAAATACGGTTGAGAGAGTGGTTGGAATCAAACAACGAATTGATGAGCGGTGTGTAACTGGTTCATTTGAACCAATAAAATCAAAGTTGTGCGATTATTGTTCATACAAATCAATTTGTCCAGCATGGAGTAGAAAGTAATTTAGTATGAGTTCACTATTAAACGACGACGCATTTGCACGCCTCGTATCGGAGGATGTGAAAAACAAAATTTCATCGCAACAACGGAAAATTTTGTTAGAGCCTAGAAATTGGGCTAGGTGGCAAAAAGCGCTTTTGCTTCTTATTGACAATCTTCAGTCTCAAGTTGACGACATAAATGCCGATGCAGAAGCAGATAAAGAGCGCTACGAAGCACTTGGCGAAGACGGTGTAGTTCTTGCCGAGGAAGCCGAACTTGCATATTCACTACGCAGGACAAAGATTGAGCGATTTATGTTCCATGTGAATAGGCGTCTTGATGAAGTGACTAAGTTGATTGACACTGGAAGCGACGACCACATCAAGGTTGCTGCACAGAATGATGCCGCTCAGGCCGACTTCTATAGGAAAGCAATCATTAAGCATAAAAACCTTCTTGATGAGTATGACCTTGAAGAGACGGCAATTGACAGAGCGCTTTGGGACGCTCTTGACAATCGTTGGACATTTGAATCAATAGACGGAATCTGATGATTCGCAAGCGAAGCAAAAAGAAGGAAGCGGAGTACGAACTTCGCAGACCATTGGTTAAGGCTTTGCTGGAAAAATATCCGTACTGTCAAGCGTGCAAAGTGTTTGCGAAGTATGACGAAAAAACTTTGTTCAATCAAAATCGCTCTGTTGATATTCACGAACTAGTGAGACGCTCGCAGGGTGGTTCAATTTTGGATGAAGAAAACTTGCTCGCCGTGTGCAGGCCGTGTCACAACAGGATTGGAAATTATCCACAACTTGCATTTGATTTAGGACTTGCAAGGCACGGATGGGAACGGTAGTAAACTAGTAATCCTTAGGACCGTTATAGGCGCGAGGGCAGGGTAGGGAGACTTACCCTGTCCTTGCGTCTATTATTTTTTACCCGTATTTATTGGGTTTGCGTAGTAGTCTCGTCGCATGAGCGATTTAAGATTCATGGGGATTGACCTATCCCTTACATCTACTGGCGTGTGCGTTGGTGGGGAATATGTTGCTATTGCGTCAAAGCAAAAAGGGACTGCTCGCCTGATTGAGATTTCAGAAAAAATACTTGAAATCGCTTCTTCAACCAGACCAGCCGCAATTCTAATAGAGGGGTACTCATTTGGCTCAAAGTTCAGTAGAGCACATGCAATAGGAGAACTTGGCGGCGTGGTCAAATCCCTCCTGACTAAACACGGATTCCCAATCATTGATGTTCCGCCAACATGCCGTGCAAAATTTGCTACTGGGAAAGGAAACGCTGGGAAAAAAGAAGTTTTGTTTTCAGTATTTGCAATATCTGGAATTAGTTTTACTGGCCCATCTGCAGACGATGTGTGTGATGCGTGGGTCCTTGAGCAAATGGTTTTAGCCAGGCTTGGAGAGTCTCAATATAAGTGGTCGGATGAACAACTTTCTGCACTGACCAAGATAGATTGGGAGCCACTATTCAGTGCACTAGAAAAGGGCAAATAACATGGCTAGAAGTGGACCTATCAGTCAAATAGAAATTGAGAATGAAATTCTCAGGTTCATGGACATGCTTGAAGAAGAAACTGAGGCATTTGAAAAACTTGCTGAGGATGCCGCTAAAAAAGAAGCACTCTATAAAGCGAATTGGGCAAAAGAGTATCTTGCAGCAAAAGGTTCAATCAAAGAGCGCGAAGCATGGGCAGACTACAAGATGAGCGATTTTGACTATGACTATAAAATTGCAGAGGCGCTCGTAAAAGCAAAGCGCGAAAAACTTTTGTCAGTGAGAACATCAATGGACTCATTACGAACACTTAACGCAAATGTGAGAGTACAGGTATGAAAAACGGAATTCACGAATCACTTAAATCGCTTGCTGTTGACATCAACAGCCTTGAGCAACTTGAGGGCAATCCACGCAAAGGCGACATTGACGCAATCGCTGCTTCCTACCAAGAGTTTGGGCAGGTCAAGCCGATTGTTGCTCGCAAAAATAACGATGGGACAATGACGGTTATTGCTGGTAATCACCAACTTCAGGCAGCAAAGCGTTTGGGCTGGGACAAGATTGCGTGTATTTTCCTTGAGGGTGATGACAAGAGGGCAATTGCATACGCGCTTGCTGATAACAGAACCATGGAACTTGGCTATACAGACGATGATTTACTAAATAATCTTTTGTCAACGGTTTCTGATGACTACATAACTTTATGGGACAACCTTGGCTGGGACGAATTTGAAATTGCCGCAATTGATGAGCGAGCGACACTGCGTGAAGTTGAAGTTGTTACAGGCGGAGAGTACATTCCTCCAGCAATTGTGAATCCGCTTTCTGTTCAGCAGCAAGAGGAATACAAGGAAGAACTTCGCTCAATGGTCAAAGTTGATGAAAACGAAGAAGCAAAAATAGTCGCCAGTCCAGAGCATGACCAAAAAGAACTGGCAGTAAAGGGCGCTGCTACAGCAATGCCAAACGCCGCACCGCAAGCGATTGTTCAATACACGATTGTTTTTGACACCCCAGAACAACAGAGCCGTTGGTACAACTTTGTGCGCTGGCTTCGCAGTAATCCATCAATAGATGGAAATACAACTGCTGAACGGTTAATGAATTTTATTGACGAACACTGCGAGGTGTAATGACACGCCAACGACTATTTCTTGACATGGACTGCGTTGAGGCGGCTCGGGCGCGCATCAGGCATGTTTACGATACTTTTGACACTGTATGTGTTCAGTTTTCTGGTGGAAAAGATTCGTCAGCAGTTCTTTACCTAGCAAAAGAAGTGCACGAAGAGCGAGGGCTTGGCCCAGTAAAAGTGATTTTCCGCGATGAAGAAATGGTTAGCCCACGAACCATTGAATATATTGAAAAAGTCAGAAATTACGACTGGGTTGATATGGAGTGGTATTGCCTTCCATATGGAACTGAAATTTGGGTTCTAGGTAAACGACAGTCAGCAATTCTATGGAGCAGCAAGCGAGAGAAAGAAGGTCGCTTGATTCGTCCGATGCCATCATGGGCGATTAGGGCTGAGCATTTTGGACTTGATGCGACAAAGCCTCTTCCTGAATCAGTTGACTACTACACGATGCAGGGCAAGCAGGGGAGTGTTGCGTTTATTACTGGTGTGAGAGCAAATGAATCCATGATTCGCTACCGTTCACTAGTTCAGAAGTTGCATGAGAACTACATCGTTACACCGTACAAAAACAAAAAAGGGATTCCATTAAAGTTCGCAAAAGTAATTTATGACTGGCAATCAAATGATGTATTCAAATTTTTGTCGGAAGAGCACAATGCTGAGTACTGCTCTTATTACGATGTTGCCGCAATAACCGACAGTAATAGCAGAGTTGGGATACCTTTGCACTCAGTTGCCATTCGCCGTATAGGCGATGTTGTTGCAACTGAGCCAGAATTCTACGACAGACTGGTAGAAGTATTTCCATACATTGATGCTCAGCGACTT